GCATTAGGCGGTTAGACCATCGAGCGTCCCACGCTTCGATCGACAACGCTTCGACCATCATTGCCATTGCCTTTGCGATCTGCTTTGCCCTGGCGGCAATCTGTGCGTCTGTCAGCGTTGGCAAAACAATCTGCTTGCGTTTCTGCGTTGTCGCAACAACTCGCCGCGAATACATATCGTCGCCCTGCTTGCGTTCGTGTTCGTTGTATTCAAACGTCGACGGTGGCCCGCCCTCATTCAGCCCGCGATCACCGATCTGGAAATGTGACGTTCTCATTTCGTGTTCTCCTGTTCGATCAACCGTTCATCTAGCGACTTGTTGACGTCGCGAAGCGACGCGATCAGCACCCTTTGCAATCCGCATTCGGTCGAAAGATGCGACAACTGGTTTCGCAGTTTTTCAATTTGTTTTTCCAGTGACGCAATCTGTGCCATCTGCTTTTTCCGAAACAGCCTGTCGAAAACTTTCATGGTTTCCCTTCCTGTTGAAGACTCTCGATCATCTTGCGCCGCGTCGCCTCCAAGCGGGCAGCGTCATCCCCGTCCCACGCTTTCGGAACTGGCTTGTCTGGATCAAACCGCTGCGCCGGTTGCTTCCGCGGCTTGTCATATTTGTGACCGATGACCCGATCTGCGAAACCCTGCCCGCAGAACTGATCCAGCGCAACCGGATCGGTGAAGAAGCGGCAGCGACCGGCGGCAAGATGTGCGATCGCTGCCGTCGCGACCGAAAGCCACCCGTCTTCAGCCAGCCGCGCCATCGCGTCGCGCGGTGGCCTGGGCGATCGCCACGGGGGAAGCCCGCTGGCGTTCCACGCTGCGACCAGCGTTTGCCAATCGGCTTGCTGTTCCCCCTGCGCAGCATCTCGCGCGGTGGTGGTGGTGGGACTGTCCTCTACTCTCCTCTCCTCTCCTCTGGTTACGTTTTTGTGACGCTTGTGCGTAACATCACCGTCACGCATCCGTTTCATGCGGGCAGCGGTCAAAATGCGGGCTTTGGCGGCTTTAGAGAATCGCCGTTCCCAAGCGGGCAGGGTGGCAGTGCCAGCGTTGCTATCGAACACAAGCCAGCCGACACGCTCAACCGCCAGCCAGAAAGCGGCATCACCGCACAGAATGCCCGCTAGGCGGGCTGGCGTCGCTTTTACGGTGCCGTCTGCCGAGTGCAATGCAAACCACGCCCAAAGGCGATAAAGCCTATAAACGCAAATTTCGACGTCCTGCGAGGTGATCTCGCAAAGTTCGTAGATTTCCGGTTTTTCGTGAAGACTGCAATCCACGGCAATCCATTCGCCCGCCATCGCTTGACCCTCCCTTCCTTGATTCGCCTCCAAACCCCCTCGCAGCGTCGAAGCTGCGATCGGTGCCGATCACCTGGGGGATGCGTTCAGTTGCCTTGCGACAGGCTGAACGTCTCGCGGTCGCCTTGGGCAGCGATCGCCTTTCTGTGAATGTCGATCAAGTCTTGAACAACCAGCGTCAGATCACCGATCGCGTTTGTCAGTTCAGACATTTTGAAATAGACCGACTTCCGAATTTCTTCATCGAGTTTGGTTGTGCCGGTGCCCGGCAACGTCTGCGGAACGCGGGTTGGCGCGGGTGCTTCAAACACGTTGCGTGTCGAGATGTGCGCCGCCAACCATTCTTTGACCTGGGCAGCGTCAACCCATTTCCGCGGTCGCCAGACTCGATCCCCATCGGGATACAAACACACCGCATCGATTTCATTGCGGTTGACCGCTTTTTTGATGCGATCGTAATCGGGTTTCGCAATCGTCATCATCGCGACGTAACCGGGGGGGATATCTTTTTTGCTGACGATCACCCGTTCCCGTCTTTGCACTGCCATTGCTCTTGCTCCCTTCCTTGCTGAAACAAAACATCGGGCCACAGATCACCCGCGGAGGCTTGCACCCCGCTGCCGCTAGAGGGTGATGATTGGTCAACTGATCGACGCGCCGTCCGGCAACGCTGTGCCACAGTGGACATAACGCACACGCAGCCGCTTCGATTCCTTGTTGATCTTCAACCGATACAGATGAAGTCGATCGCCGTTCGGAATGTGAAGATGCTGCGGGAAGGCAGAAACTCCCTTCGCCGCAAAATACTCGCTGCCGTCAAACGGGCCACCGACAAACAAAACATCAGAACGGGATTTCGTCGCCATGCTTTTCCTTCCACTGTTCGTGTGTCTTTGCCTTCTGTGTCTGCCTGGGGGCACGATCGACGGCAGCGGGTTTTTGTTGCTGCGACAGAAACCGCACAACCTTTGGCCTTTCCTCGCCCGCCTTTGGGCCGTTCTGAACGATGTACGAACCCGATTCGATTCGCACAGTCGCGCCTACCAACGTCTGTTCGTCCCAATCTTCCTGCCCCTGCGACGGCGGCGCGACGCCCGCACAGTTGGCAATCTCGATCAGCTTTCGCGTCCAGTTGGAAGCGACGGTGTGAAAGATGCGGTGCCGGTGCCCGCCATGCTCAACGTCGATCCATATTGACAGACAATCGCCAGACGGGTTGCGGTCATCGACGCGCCACCCTGGTTGCTCATTGACACGTTCGATCGTGCCGGTGTGTTCCCCGTGCGGCAGACACGCACGAACCGTGTTCTCCGCGGGTGCCGCTTCGTTTTCAAATTGTGACCAATCGATCTTCACGACTGAACCTCCGGTGTGTGACTGTTTCCCACGCGAACGATTCGCGATGTTTTGGTTTGCTCGATCGCCCACGCGAAACCCTCTGCGAACCCAAGAGCGTGAGCTATACCGACTGCGCGATCTGTCGAAACTTCTTTTGACTGAACCTGTTTCATCAGTGAAGCAATCGTGACTTCATCGATCACTGGCTTTTCTTCAAACGGTAGCGCGTCGCTTGTCATGTTGTGGCAACCTCTGCGGTGTTCAGTTGGGCAATCCTGACTTCGATCGCTGCCATGATCACGGTTCGCTGATCATCCGACAGTTCCCCGGCAGCGTGTCGCGATTCGACCTTTGGCACCAACCCTTCGATGGCAGACAGTGAAGCCCTCGCGATCTTTGCGAGAGTGTCATCGATCGACACTGGCGGCGCGACCGGCTGGCGATAGGGCGGCACTTCGTCGCCATCGGCAAGCCACTGTGCAAGCTGCTTGCCCAATTCTTCGCCCGCCTCCCTGATCACCGCGTCTTTCAGAAACGGTGCGCGTGTCTTGGTAATGATCAGATCATGGTCAATCGTGACGTCGCCAACCACGGTAAATTCGTATTCCAGCCCGTCGCGTTGCACGGGTTGCAGACCAACTTTTCGGACGGTGGTTTTGCCGTCGACCTTTTCGACGATGTATTCCGTTTTGCTCCGCATCGTCACGATGACATGGCACGGGCACGACAAGATCGCTTCGACAAGTGCGTTATGCCTGGGGGTGGCGTCACGCCAAGCGGAGAAGTTGCCGCCCGCGTTTCGCTTCCCCGCAGCATCGACGAATTCCAGAATGCCACCCTTGCCAGACCAAGCGTGTGACAACGAATCAATGACAAGCACGGGGTAGCCAGCTTCGCCAGCCGCCTTGATCGCTTCAATGTATCGCTCGACTTCAAACGATTTCAGATTGCAGCGGTGAAACCGCACGATGCGAGAATAGAGCGACGCGGAACCATGTTCAGTGTCGATCACGGCAAACCGCTTCCCGTTGGCTAGACCGTCCGCGACACGCAGAGCGGTCATTGTTTTCCCGCCACCCGCTGGGCCGACAAGACCAAATCGCAACCGCGCTTCCGACTTCACCGCCTCTTGAAACATATTCATCTTTCATTCCCTTTCGTGACTACGAACCACACTCGACTGATCGCGTTCGCGCGCCAGCCACACTTCCCCACGCATGATCGCGACGCTCTGCGGTGCTTCGATCCCGATTCGCACCGTGTCGCCGTCGATCCTTCCGACAACGATTTCGATCTGCCCATCATTCAGCACGATTGATTCGTACCTTTTGCGTCTTAGCCAAAGCATCGATCACCCCTTTTTCGTTTCATCACTCGCGGCATCGCAGGCGCGATCACCGTCAACCCAGAGGAACTGACTTCCGGCAAACCGCTGCCGCAAAACTTCGATCTTTGCTGCGCTTCCCGGCAGAGCGTCTGTAGCCGGTGCCCCACGCATCGACGTTTCGATTGCGTCAAGCACAGACTGAAGTTCGTAGATCGCAACGCTCACGCAATCGTGAAGCAATGTGCGGTCGCCTTGCGCGATGCGCTGCCCCATTTCGTCGCACCGCTTCAAAGGCTTCTGGCCGAAGCGTGAAACGATTTCGCACAAGCGAGCGTGAACGCGAATCACGCGGCGCAGCCAGCCCAGAGTTTTTTTGTCTAGGCTGTTCGATAGGCGCGTGCGTCTGGCCGGAACGAATAGATGGTTCCCGTCATCCCCATTCGCCGCTTGCGCTCGCGCTCCGTCCACCGCGCGCGAATCTCCGCGGCCCTGGCTTCGATCGTCGCTAAGTCTGGATCGTCTGGCCCCGGTAGACACTGCGCGTTTCTGATTCGCCGCGCCACCGTGACTGAGGATATGCCTGCCAGCTTGCCGATTTCTTTGTGCGACAGTCCCGCAGCTTCCCACGCGATCAACTGTTCCGGTTGAACGATGACACGCACTTCGTTTCCCTCCGTTCGATATGGAGGGAACCCGCTTGGTTGCCATGTGCCCTCCCTGGCCCATCTGCTTCCTTTTCGCGGCGCGTCGACCCTCGATCACGCCGCGGACGTTTTTCGACGTCGCGTGAGAAGATACGAACACGCAATAACTAGGTCAAGGGAAAAAATTCCCCCGATCAAAAGAATTTTTTCCGCGGGTTCAGCCGGTGCGCCTCTTTTGCGGCACGATCAGCTTCTCCGGCTTTAGCCCAAGCGCGTCTGCCAAAGCGCAAACCGTGGACATTCGCGGCGACGCGATGCGGCCAGACATGATCCGCGAAAGCGTTGGGTAACTGATTCCCGCGTTGGCTGCGATTTCGTCCAAATGAACCCCGCGGCGGTTCGCCTGGGCAACAATCCGTTCGCCCAATTCGGAGTAGGGCAGGGTTCTGGGTCTGCCGCCAGCGTGTCGATCTGCGGGCATTTTCGCGTTCTCCGTAAAAATGTTTGCCATCCCCCCGTTCGTTGGGATAGCATCAAACAAGGCAACTACACCCCGCTGGGCTCGAACCAGCAACCTTCGGTTCCGTAGACCGATGCCAAACGATTCGCGCGGGCGTGAAGATGTGCCAATTTTTCCAACGAATACCCCCCATTTTTTTTGCGGAGTTTGCATGGCTAATCTCTCGCCCAAATGGGGATCGTTCGAAGGGGGAGTTTTCACCCACCACACGAAGCAAAACGCTTCGCACTTCGAACGCTCTGGCAATTGCACGGCTGCGATTGATCACTGCTGAAATGGCTTTCGACGATGTTCAGATCAGTTCCGAAAACGCTTGGCGAATTTGTTCGCGACTATGAATTGTCGCGCGACCTAAAACCGGAAACCGTTCGCCAGATCACGATGTGTGCTGCTTTGTTTGAACGCTGGCACGGTGGCCCGATCGCGCTTGTCGATCTAGATGAAAAAATGTTGTCGGAATTTCTGCTCGACTACCAACGCAAAGGAAGAACACCGGCAACGGTGCGCGCGAAGCGAACACAACTACTCGCGCTCTGGCGCGATGCTGCCGATCAAGAGCTATGCCGCCCGCCAACGCGGCGCGTGCGGAAGGTTCGTGTGCCGTACACACCACCGACTGCCTGGACGATAGAGGAAGTCGATCGGCTTGTTGCTCACTGCGCAACGCTTCAGCGTTGGCACCCGTGCGGCCTGCGCCGGTCGCAGTGGTGGGCACTTGCGATTCGCATCGCTTGGGATACGGGGCTGCGTTGGCAGGATCAGATGGAACGTTTGCGTGTCGATCAGATCACGCAAGCGGGGTACATCGCGGTTCCGCAATCGAAAACCGGAAGGGTGGTGGTCTGTCATCTTTCCGAAAGCACAATGCACCATCTGCGCGAATCGCTTGCGGGCAAGTCGCGCGCGCTGGCTACCCCGTGGAACGCATCGCACGAAACGTTCGCCGCACAGTTCCGGCGCATAGTCGCGGGAAGCGGTGTTCGCGCCGGTTCGTGGAAGTGGCTAAGACGCGGCAGCGCGACCGATTGCGAGTTACAGCGACCGGGGGCCGGTTCGCCGCATTTGGGCCACACTCCCGGCAGTGCCATTGCCGCCCGCCATTATTTAGACCCCGCCATCCTGGCACAGAACGAAGTCAACCCGCGGCAGCTTGCTTGACTGTTCCTGCGGATCGGCAATAATCCACCCATGCCACACATCGACACAGACTCACTGATCACCGTCACCAACGCTGCCCGCGTCGCTGGTGTATCGCGGTTCTGGATGGCTGCGCAGGCCAAATCCGGCAAGATCGCTGGCGTTACCGTTGACGGTGTGCGGTTCGTCTATCGATCTGCCGCGGAGGCTTTCGTTCGTGACCCCGTTCGCGGTCGCCCGCGGGCAGTGTCCGCGGGGTAGCCGCCTGGGGGAACCCCCGGTTTCCCCCGCAAAAACCACCAAAAAGATTTTTTTTCTAACCCCCTTGCACAGATATTGCCGATGTGCAATAACTAGGAAGTGACGCGAACGAACCCCCCAGCAAGGAACCGAACGATGAAAACGGCAACCACAACCAAGCGGCTTCAGAAACTTGGATTCGTCCCGGCAATTCGATATAGCGAAATCGAGATTGGCGACAGACTGATTTACAACCACGGAATGCGTTACACGGTCACGGGGCTGCGCTTCTGGGGAGCTTGGGTATATGTCACGGTGAAAGCAGACACGAACGGCGAGCAATGGACGAATCGCCATCTCTTGAAATCTTCTGTTGGGTACATCGGCTCGATCAACTGACAACTAGTTTGCCCGCTGGCAATTTCGCCAGCGGGCCACACCACCACGAACGACAAGGAACAGGAACGATGGACAAAGCAACGAACTACAATCTGCCAATCACCACCGCTGCCCATGCGAAGCTGACGAAACTTGATCGCACATTGATTGGCACACCCGATTACATGGGGATTGCGTTTTTCTGGAACTACGAATATCGCCACTTGCTCCGCGATGCCACGCCAAAGAAGCGCAAGAAGGTTCACGACAAGCTGATTGCCGCTGGCCTTTCGTGTGGCGGCAGAAGCGTTCACCATGAAATGATTGTTGAGAAAGTTTGCGCACCACGCACATTGTTTCGAAAGATTCGCTAAACACCACCACCACCACCACCACAAAGGAACAGAACAATGAGCAAGGTTCTAAACGATCTGGCAAAGAAGCATCCCGACATGATCTTCGAAGATACGGTCGCGGAGTGTCTTGCAGCTTTTCGAAGCATCAAGCCAGTTGGCAAGCAAACAACGAAAACCGTTTCGACCGTGACCTATCAACGTGTTTGGGATGACAACGAACGTCAGAGGGAAGGCTACAACGGTCGCATCTACCAAAGAAAAGTTGGTTGGGTCTACGAAGTGCGCGTCGATGGGGAATACGTTGACAACTTCGAAAAGCTGCGCCATGTGAAACAAGCATTCCCCAACGCGGTTCGTCGCCCGGTTGAGTGATCCACCCCATCCCGTCGCCGCCTGGTGGGGGGCAGCGGGGTAGCCCGCCACCCATGCCAGCGGGCAGAACCCCGCGTTTCCGCGGGGAAATCCCACAAAAAGATTTTTTTATTCAACCCCTTGCGGAGTTATTGCCGATCTGCAATAACATACCCAGTGACGCGAACGACGCGGCACGAATGAAACCCCAAGCAAAGGAACGAAACCATGAACGCCACCAAGACCACCCCCGCAGTTGCCGCCATCACTTTTCTGAACGCTTGCGATCGTGCAGGCTGGAAAGTCACAACGAACGGCGAAAACATCGTGACGATCACCAAGCATTTCGCCCCCAACGACCGCGCCGCGTTTGTGGCTTGCGATGGCGAATACTACGGTCTGCTTTCAATCCTTCCGCATCGGGGCGGCAGCGTGTGGGGCACCGATGGCGGCAGCGTTGGCGGCTACTCCGCAATGCTTCACGGCGAATTCCGAATGAACGTCAGCGGTGTGAGCAAAGTAGCCATGCGAACCCTTTACGGTGTGACAAGCGCACGCTGATCAGACCAACCGCCCGCTGGCAATCGTGCCAGCGGGCAACCACCATCACCAGTTCTTCCGTTTCCGCACGAACAACACGAAAGGCATCTGGCATGAACACATACCGAATCATTCGCATTGCAGACCCACGCAGCCGCGGCGCGTGTGCTTGGTTTGAAATCGAAGGAAGCAACCCGGCTGGCGACCGCTGGCACGTTGCAACCTGCGACACGCGGGAGGAAGCGCGGGAGATGCTGAAGGCGATTCGGCAGCAAGTCGAATCGAAGTGATCAACCGGATTCAGTTTGTGCATGGAAGCACAAACACAACCAACGGAGGGAACGACAATGAATCGCAAACGCATGGATGCGTTGATTCGCGCACTGGTGCTGATTCGATTCGGGCAGGAAATCGGATCAGGCGGGCGGCTTGCCACCGCTCTTGCCGCCTTCATCGACGCGCTTTTGTCCGCGCTTGGGTAGCGGGTTGCGAAGTCGCTCGATGACTTCTCGCATTGCGATACGCGCTTCAGCGTTGCTGAACCAAACATTCGCCAACTCGACCACCACCGATTCCATCAGCAACGATATCGCTTGGCAGTGCGAAGGTTTCATGCCCCAGCGGGCCTCCAGATTTTCGCGGCACTTCGCTACCAGAACCCCGATCGCGTCAAGAACGTCCATCCCATGCGATTCGTTTGCTTCAACAGCTAGCGCGATGCGAACAAATTCTTTTTCGGGCCAGAACTTACACGCTTCGTCAACCATCACATCGACGGTGTTTGAAAACGTTTCCGCGGGCTTGCCAATGCGATCGCGAACCGCTTGCCGCAGTTGCTCACATTGGACGTCCACGGCATCTGTCATGGCTTGCCCTGGCACGTTGGGCAGATCGTGCGGTGCCCGTCGCCGTGAACGATGAAACCTTTCCCGCCGCATTGCTCACAGACTGCGGGCGCGGGTTTGGGGGGCACTGGTTTGGGTTCCGGTGCCCGCTCTTGCGCCGTCGCAGCGTAGGCCACCGCGACCGCGGCGCAGGCCCGCGGGGCTTCTCTATCGATCGCAGCGGGATCAGCGGCAAGGCTTGCCAGAATCGCGATCAGTTGCGCCCACATGGTTTCACCACCCTTGTCTGTGATTGACCAGCGGCGCGCCGTGCGCATCGTGCCGCCCGTGCCCCGCAAACTGCGGTTCAGACTGCCGCGGAGGGTCTGCCACCCAAAGAACCCACAAGCCAACGCGGGCCAGACGTTGCACGAATCGCAGGATCGGGCGGTCTGCCTGGGGTTTGATCGGGCTGTAGTCGCTTGTGGCGGCGCACCAAGTCACGGCAACGGCAACGATCACCGCGATTGAGATTGCGCGAAGTTCTTTGTTTGTCATCGGTCATCGCTCCAAATCGAGAACAGAAACAGACACACGATCGCGCCGACAACGGAACCGATCAAGCCCGCAGCGTGCGCGCCGAACGGCAAACCGCCAACGAAGCTGCCAACCACGCCAAGCGCGATCGTTGGCACCCATCCCGCTGGGCACCGTCCCGGCAAAGCCCACTTGGCAGCCCCGCCAACCACGGCACCGAACACTAGCCACATGATCAGACCCATCGTGTAACCCCCTAGAATGCGATATGGAACGTTTCTGCAATCAAACTGGCTGGCGATACCATGCGACGCCTAGCCGCCTCTGGGGGCGGTTCTAGCCACCCACCGTGATCCAAGTCTCTGTATTTGAAACCCTCTGTATCACCGATCGCCCAAGCGTCAGAAAGCATCCGCTCGATGACAGACCGGCGAACCCAAAACGACCCATCGGGTTGATCGCTTGGGAACTTGTTTTCGCGCGGGCCATTCCACCCCGTTCCCCACGAATTGAGCAAGCAAACAAGATCATCGGGCGCACCGTTCGCGCGGTGCCGGATTCCAATGCAACACATCTGGTGCTGCCATGTGCCAGACGCTTCGCTGATGCCGTCTTTGTCACGGCTTGATGAAAAGCCCTGGGAACTGGCGACGGTCACGGGGTAGCCTGACTCGATCGCGGCGCACAATTCATCCCAAGACCGCACCGCGACAACGTGTTTCAAGGGGTGCTTTTTTGCTTCCGCATCTAGCCGCCCGCGGTCGCCCTGGCCCCCGCAACCATACGCGCCATACTGCCGCGCGCGATCTGGCGAATATTCTCGCAGATCGGCAGAAGGATATTCGGCGCGATAGACAACACCGAATTCGCGCAAGAACTTTGCCGCCCCGTAGCCGGTCGCGCCATCGCTCCAACCGCCAACAGCGTTGATGCCGTCGCCTGGAAGCCCGCGGGCTTCCACCCTGGCCCCCCCGTACAGTGCTTCGGTCGCGGGGAACAACGGTGGTTCTGGCAACGTGCCAAGCGACCACGATACGCATTCGGAAAAATAGACCGCGTGAGCTGCCCCCCATGAAACGCAATCCCCGATTCCCTGTTTGCCGACAGTGAACGGGGTGCCGTATCGTGCGCGATGCGCGGCATTCACTTGCCGCCAAAGAAACGTATCGGCACCCTTCGCGCCGCGCATCGCATCCGCGCCAGCCTCCGAAAAATACTTCTGATCAAGCGTCGCCAAGAACGCGCGCATGCCCGCGGGATCGGGGGTGTAGCCGAATCGGTTTTCGATCACGTTGGCTGCGCGGTGCGTCGCTCGATCAACAAACGCGCCCAACACTGCCATCGCAATAACGAACACAACAGCGGAAATCGACCAGCGGTTAGCGCGCGACATTGCCCGCAGCCCTCCCGATTTCGCGAAACGCATTCACCCACGCGGCGCGTGATTCGTCAGTGACCGGGCCACCGCTGGCCCCAACCGCGTCATCTAGGAATTCACTGATCGCGTCGCGGGCCTGGGGCTGGCGATCGCCAATCGATTCCCCACGCATCCGCAGTTCCCGCGCGAACACACGCAATTCGTCAAACGCGACGCCTGTTTTCAAACGCTTTTCGTGTGACCCATCCCATTCGATCGCATCCCCCAAACTGTCGCAGAGCGACGAAACGATTGCGGCATCATCCGCAGCGGTTGGGCCAGTGAATTTCCCGCGCAAGCTGAAAGCTGCGGGATCATCTGGGGCAGGGGGGGGAACCGCTGCCGGTCGAGCGAACCACGAAATCGCAGCGGCAGCGATCAGCGCAGCGAAGGCAACGTGTTTGCCGTCGACACGCGGCAACGTCGCAGACGCGAACAGCGATCGCGCCTTGTCGATGATTTGTTGACCGGCAAGCGCGTAGATTGCGGCAAGAACTAGAACAGCGGTGATCATGCTGCGCCTCTTATGAGCGGCAAAAGTGCTTCAGTTGCGCCCGCTGCAACAGCAAGCGCGATGATTCGGATTGTCGGTTTCGACACAAGCCACACAGGCCAGAGCGCAAGCGGCACAACGCGATCGGCAAATTCGTCGAACATATCGCCAACGAAATCGATCACGATCGCTTTGCGTTGGGCACCGTCGACCGGGATCGAGTCAAGCGCACCGATCGCGATACGCATCGCAGACACGATCAGTTCCGACAGTTCAGAAATGGTCAAACCGTCCGCGGCTTTGATACGCGCGACCGCGATGTACGCGGTGACTTTCCCGCCAAGCGTTTCGATCTTTTCTGCTGCCTGGATGGGGGCTTCCGAAATCATGACTTCACCCCCGCAACGTAGACGTCGACCGTGCAAGCATCGGAACCGGAATTGGTGATCGTCAACGCTTTACTGGTGGCAGACGTTGCCCAACCGGCAGCGGGACACGCGCTATACAACACGCCACCCTGGCCGATCGTCACGTTGCCGGTCGCAAATCCCGTCCATCGGTTCGACGGGGAACCGCCCACAACCACGTTGCCGGTTGCGGAGTTGTTCACGATCATCAGAACCTTGACCGCACCAAACGAAAGCGTCGCACTGCCGCCGAACAGCTTGTGCGGCAGCGAGCGAAGATCAATCGTCGCAGTCGCGCCAGCGGCAAGCGGCAACTGATCTTTCCAATATGCGTTCGAATTGCCCGCGGTTGTGCCGTCGCCAATGTCAAGAACGTGAACCGCTGTTGTTGTGTCGGTAATGTCCGTAACGGTTCGCGAGTCGACCCATTTTGGAACGACCTTCAACAACGCTGTAAGCGAAAACGCTGCCGCCATTTACGCTCCGATCAGAGTGATTGCGTATGTGATCGGCGTTGCGTTTGGGTTCGCAATATAGAACGTGCCGTTCGCATCGTTCACAAGCCATGCGTCTGTTTGATTGACGGCAAGCATTTCGCTTCCCGCTCCAACGGCACACGCGAACACGTTGAACGGGTCTGTCTCGCTTGCGCCCACATACAGATAGTGCCCGCCGGTTTCATCAAGGTTCGAAATTCGAACCACACGCAAGCCGGAAAAAACAAACGGAACCGAAACGTCTAGCGTTTGCTGTGTCAGCGCGCGACAGTTGAGCGTGTCAACTCCGTTGGCGGCAATCGTGCGAGTGTCTGCAAACACGATGTTCGCTTCAGCGTTGCCGTTGCCATCGTCAAGGTTGTAGACAGACTGCGCGATCTTTTTGTTGGTGACGCTGCCGACTTCCTGCGTGTCGACACGCGACCACTGAAGTTTTGTGGTGATCGTCCCGCTAAAAATGTCGGTAACTGTTTCAGCCATTCACAGAAGCCCCAGCGCGATAGCGCGTTTGACGTTTTCGACAGTCCAGCCAAGTTGATACGCGATCAATTCCAGTTCATCGCGCGACCGCTGCGGGCGGGAAGTTACCTTGCCCCAATGTTGTTTTGCTGCTGTGAATGATTTCGCAACCGATTGGGAATCGCCAACAGCGGCTATAGGCTTTCTGCCGCCTGCGCCATCGTTCGCCCAATGCGACCAACGCGAAATCATTTACATTGCTCCGGTAGCTTTAGGCTATCGGGGTGGGTGGTGATTTCGCCCGCCTATGGCGACGCTCATTCGTCGCATTCAGCCCAACAAGCGGCATAGCCTGCGACGTCAATTTTCGTGTCGCGGGTTTTGTTGTCACCCTGGTTCCGCGATAGCTTGTCGAGAATCATGATCTGCGCCCAATCGCTGATCGTCAGCGGTTCGCGCAGCTTGTTTCCGAATATCGCGTTGATTGCGTCAACGGTGCGCTGGAAATGTTTTCGCGGGCCACCGTAGGTAGATCGTCGCTGCCGAATCACAACCGCGACGTCGGCAATCAGACGGTCTGCCGCGTGTGTTTCGTCAGCGATAGCCGGAACGCTTGGCGTGTTGCCAGATTCAGCGTCTTTCAACTCGCGTTGCCCGCGCAGAATCCAATC